GGGTGACGTGAGCAACGGTGTCAGCAGCCGGGTCGAAGGTCGAGAGGCCAGCCGTAGAAACCATATCGGTATTGGTTGTTGTCGTGTCCACCAGTGTGACATGCGCAACGGTGTCAGCAGCCGGGTCGAAGGTCGAGAGGCCAGCCGTAGAAACCATATCGGTATTGGTTGTTGTCGTGTCCACCAGGGTGACGTGAGCAACGGTGTCAGCAGCCGGGTCGAAGGTCGAGAGGCCAGCCGTAGAAACCATAATGGTTGCCAGCGTTCCTTCATACGCTTCAATTGTCCCGGCTGCATACCGCTCATAGCCGGTGAGTGTCACCGAGTCAGCCACCCACGTATACGTTTCGGCGGCATTATATGAGGCTGTGTAGTCATATCTATAAACACCGTTGCCGACCTCGGTCATTGCTCCATCGTCAACCAGGAGCGTGCCGTCTGACCCCCTATTGATGTCAATCACCGGTTCCAGCGCCGCTGCCGGCGCACCGGCATCCCAGAACCGCGCTAAAATCAGCCCGTTGGCACGGGCCACGTTAACCGTTGCCAACAGTAGTAATATGACAGCGATCAGTGTCTTTCCCATTTTTCGCCTCCTATCTAATTGTACGACCACCCAAAACAGGCACCATCGCCGAACCACCTAGCTCCGTCCTCTATTGCCCCCGCACCGATCCGAAGCCCCCTGGCATGATCGACGGCTCGCCGGTGGCGGACAATAGCTTTTTGCGCGATTGAGTAGACTCGTTATCACTGCTGTCATACGCCGTCATAGTGATCCGCGTTTTCGCGTCGGTCAGGCCTACCCCGATAATGGTGTGCGACCTCGCATCAGGATCGGCAAGCGTGTCGATCGGCACCCCGTCAGCATAAAATTTCCAGCCGGCTACCTGCGCGGCATGGCTCAGCGGATACCACCATGAGACAGTGACATCAGCCGCAGAGCAGGGCGCGGACAACAGCGCGGCAAATATGAACGCCAGAAATGTTTTCAACATCATAGCCTCAATAATTTTGATTGCATGCCGATATGCCTCGGCGTACAATTCCGCTTTGAACGCCCCGGAGTAGTCATTTTTTGCACCACATGAATCTCTCATCCCTTCCCACCACTCAGCCTCCGATGTGAGCTGGCGCGTTAAAAAACTACCCGTCACTGTCGGTTTTTCTTTCAGTTTAGCCGGCGGCTCCGGTTCTATGACCTTCACGTTGGGATACAGCTCATCATAATGCTCATCCCCTACAACAGGTATCCCTCTCCGGTTTGACTCCAGTAAAGGTCTTCCCCTTCTAACCCGCTCCTGGACTGTAAATACGCTGACTCCAACCTCATCGGCGATTTCCCGAGCAGTCAGTTCCCGGCCGTCCTCGACCAGATATCTTTTAGCGGTCCTGCCCATCGGCGGTAACCTCTATCGGCGGCGCGGGCTCAAGCGTGACATTCCACACCCTTTGGACCCGCAACACGTCTACGCCCGGCGGTGGCTTACAAATCACACTCTGGCAGCAGCCAGAGCCAATCAGCACGAGCACCACACTTAATATGCGTAATGAAAGTTTCATCAGGGCACGGTCATCCGAATCAACGCGTTAGTGGAGTCATCAGCCGGAAACGTGATGGTAACATCCTCTCCGGCTGGGCTGATTGATGTAATGTCCGATTGATATATCGCCGGATCACCGGTGTCTAGATTGTTTGCGTCCAGGTCGGCAAAAATGACAATGCAATCCGCATCGGTAAACGTTGCTCCTGACAACGTAGCGACCAGACTTGTTACCGTAGAGAAGGACTCACTCTGTATAAACGCCACGGACCCAGTAGTGCTGGTGGTATAGCTGCCCGAGGCGTGGAGACTGTAACCCGCAGCCGTACCCACTTGATTGGTGGCAGCGTAGGTATCATACGTGCCATCCGTACATGCGCCAGATGCGTCGGTGTCGTAAAACCCGATCAGCAACAGATCGGCAGCGTCAATGTTTCCTTTTAGGAATTCTGCCGCCGTGTCGACCGGAAGGGCTGTTGCCGCCATGGACAACGATGCATACAACGCAAAGATAACAGTTAAAATTGCACCTTTTTTCATATTCTTCTCCTTGTTTTTTTATTGACTGAACGGCATCCATGTTAGAATACCACCACTTAAATCGTATATAGTCAGCAAATTGTCTGACAAATCTTGAGATATAATCAACGGCAAACCTATCAGCCCGCTAGTGTACATAATGTATGATTCGCTTATTTCCTCGAATGGGTATGTATTTTCCCACGTGTTACCCTGATACCACAGTTTAAGTCCGAGCTGGTTTGCGCTGACGTATGGGATACCCGATGCTTTGTAGATAAAATCGCCGTCCCAATCATTGTAATCTTCCGTTGGTTCAACCAACATTTCCGGGGCCAGCGGGGTTGTGATCAACATCGGACGGGCCAGTGTCGTGCGAGCATGGGCTAACGGCATGCCGATCCATCCGTTTGTAGGCATACCATCCGTCAGCGTTAGATTAGTATCCGATGCCAGCGATATTGCCAGTTCCACCACGCCGGGCATGAACTGATTTAGCCTGGCCTCCATGTGCCAAGGATGTTTCTGTCCGGTAGACCCATATGCCGTTTGCATTACATCAACCGAGCATATTTGAGGGGTTGCCCATGTGCCGCCCTGATTTGCGCTAGTAGTGTGCCAAATCTGCGGAGTGTCATATCCCTCGGCATGTTCGGTCGGGTGTGTCTGGTGACTCTGTAGGTACCACATATGCCAGAGATTATCGGATTCTATGACCACCGATGGGGCCAGGCATGTTTTATAACCCCCATTCACCACTGTTTCGGCGCTCACTGACCAATCAGCGGAGACAACCCGATACGCATAGTAGTGGTATTGATTTTCCTTCGAATACCCCACGATCACTCGCCCGTCGCCGCCGCCATTGTACGGATCGTAAATCAGAAAACTGTCTGCTCGATTAGGACTGGGACAATCTGCATCCGTCGATATTTCCAGGTCTCCATACCCGTTTGCGCCTGGTGGAGCAACCCAGGTCTGACCATCATCGCTGACCATCAAAAAAGCCGACTCCCGCATCTCCTGCCCCTCGATCCAACATGCTCCCGTTGTCGTAAATGTGCCCCAGTATCGGTATTTAGTAGCATGACTGGGAGGCCAGGCAGCGACACCATACTCTGTCAAAAAATCAATTATGTACGGATGGTTGCCTTGAGTTAAACTGTAGACAGTATCGGCCTCACCGCTATTAAACGTCCACTGCGGCGTCGTGCCGTTGGCCAGGATAGCGGCATGGGAACTCGATACCCCCCCCAAGATAAATACTATGCATATATATAGGATCATCATGGTGTGTACTCAATAGTCAGCCGGGGTTGACTAAATTGCGTCGCGTCAGACATATTTATTTCTCCAGTTGTATTATTAGCATTGTCGTTAAAATCAGCATCCTCGCGGAAGACGAACTTCGCCAGCCCACGGCTGGCTGGAGCCAAATCAACCAATGTTTGTAACATTGATAATCCAGATGCATTAAGCGCCAACCATTTTTTGCCTGTTGAAGACACCGATGTGACGCCTAGCGAGGTTCCCCCGTTGAGCGTAAATGCGTCATAATCAGCATCAACGATGCTGTCCCCCGCTGTGCTTTGCTGCAAATACACATCGCCTGTATCAGACACTGCTGTGAATTCTATTATTACCGTCGCAGAGGTGACGGTGGCTCCCTGCGGGATACTGTCAATATCAAAATTAAGGAAAACTCTTGCTAGGTCAATGCTGATTGGCTCATCAACTGAAAATCCTATCGGAGAGGGTGAGGCGCTATCATTGAAATTTGCCGTTAGTGCTTCTCGGTCCTCGGCATATGAACCATCATAATAATCGCTGGAATATCCCAGCATTTTGGCGCTATTGCCGGCATCTCCTGAATATGCAGTAAACGTACTCGATGGAATGACAACTGATATAGCGCCGATTGCCGCCGATATACCAAGACCTGTCAAATCCAAATTATGCTCAACCTCAATCGTAACCAAACCCAGTCCAACCGATGAGGAAATCCCGGCTAATACAATCTCATTTGGTGTTACTATCCCTACTGACACCTGTCCGACAGCGGAGGTCATTCCCAACCCAATTAACTCAGCCCCCCACTCATCATGTACACTCATGTCGCCTAAACTGATAGTTGTTCCCAGTCCGGTTAAACTGATACTGATTCCGGCAGTTTCTACCGTCAGATGCCCGACAGTCGATATAAGCGACACCCCGACCACGGCTGCGTCTAATGAGGGAAATTGGTCACAGGCAATACGGGTCGTCTGTATGCCGTACCCAGATAATGATGCCAGGGCCGCATCATGCTCATCCGCGCCGGTGTTGCAAACCGCTGAATCCGAACGGAAATGAAACGTGAGCCCCAGGGAAATCAAGTCAGCTACGGTAAAACTGCTCTTGTACCCCCAGCGACTCATTCCGCCGACCAGGCTCTCGACATACGGCACGTCGCCGACGGCACCGGGGGCAATCGGCGGATACCAGGTGACATCGGCGGGCATATCCACCCCGACTGGGGTTTTCATGCAGAGCAGATTGTCCCCCTGCGCCGCATCCTCGTACAGGCACGCTTCCTGCGTTGTACCCGCCGACGGTTGAGATACGGTGATAGTGTCGGCATTAATCGTGGTCGCGGTTACCCCGTCCGGAGTCGTGCCGCCGATGGGGCCAGGTGAGGCGGGATCAAAGAAAAGGGTATGATCATAATTAATTAAATGATCATACGCCCAATTTGATGAAATGGGCCGCTGGGTTACGCCATCAGCTGGTGTATTGTCCACATTTACCGGCGGTGCCCCCGATTGAGCGGCTAAGGCGAAGGCGGGGAGACACAACAAAACCAGCAGCGATGTAAAAAATCTATTTATCATCTTAATTTTCCTCCGCCAAAATCTCTATGTTATCGATCACGTTGCGCCGGGCCGAACCCAGCACGTGGCGCAGCTTGACCACCTCGCAGACAAACGCCGTCATGCCGTCCAGCGGATGGGTGATGTCGATAACGTCGCCCGGCTCGATCTCCATATTGTCCAAAAATACGGCAAACTCCGGCATGCGGCGGACTACGCTATGCCAGGCCAGGAGAAAATCACCCACGTCCTCGGCCATGTTAGAGTCGATTACGGCATCAAAACAAAAAAGGGTAGGGTCGCCCAGAAAGTCCCTCCGGCCATATCGGGATATAGATGTGGCATCGCTTTTGGCGATGGCGGCGCAATAGCTGTCAGTGCTGCCGGCGTCGTACCGGCAATCACGGTCGAACCGGATTACAAAGCTGTTCATCAAATCGGAAACCGGGCTGCGGCAGACAGCCACTGAATCACGCTTAATCTCGGCCTTGGCAATGGCATGGCCGCTCGACCGGCCGGTCTGACGCACCAGGAGCGTTCCGATCCCGGCCGGCGTCACCAGGAAACGGCTGCGGCACTGCAGGGCCAGCCGGGCAAACAGCGTATCGGCGCTGACCGGCCGGTCGATGAGCAGGGCGAAGGCATAACCGTTGGCTGCATAAAAACTGCCGGCCGCCGTGGCGTCCAGGTCGGCAATCGGCGCAGCCAGGTAGTTGGCCCATAGGTGGTTGAACACATGATCGCAGCGGTCAATCAAGCTATCCGGAGTCCCGGTATATGTGCCGCTGCCGTCATCCTGCCAGCCGTCGACATCGGCGGTCACCAGGCGGCCTATCTCCACATCGGCCACTGAGTTGCCGGAAAGCGAGATGGATCCCGACCTGGTGACGGCGCCGGTTCTGGTCACGGTGCCTGATTTACTGATGCTGCCGGCCCGGTCCACGGTGCCTGATTTGGATGCCGAGCCGGTCTTGTCGACGGTGCCTGATTTGGATGCTGAGCCGGTTTTGCTGGCGCTGCCTGATTTAGATGCCGACCCGGTTTTGCTGGCGCTGCCGGATTTGGTGACACTGCCGCCCCTGGTGACGCCACCGGTTTTTGACGCGGCCCCGGTCTTCTCCACGCCCGTGGCGGCTGAGGCAGCGGAGTTTGACAGATGCAGCTCCATCCATATTTCATACACGTTGGACCACGAGCCGGTCTCGGTAGCGATCCTAATCTTGTCTGGCACCCCACCGGCCAGGGACCATGGAATTTTCTGGGTAACCTTGGCCCCGGTTTTGTCCAGATGGACATGCGAGATGCCTCCGATAGAGATGTTGATATCTCCTCCGGAGGCGCCGGATGTATGGGTGGAGCACAGATACAGGGCATCGGGGGTCGGCCCGGCATATTCTTCAAAAAAAACATCGGTGTAGTCGCCGGTTCCGGACACGCCATGGTACGTCGCATCCGACTGATCATAGGTTACGGAATCGGTGCCGGACGTGGGTATTCTAATCGCGGTGACCGCTCCCAGGGCGTGCAGGTGCGAGCCGGTGTCCACGCCGATGGTGTCGGAGACATCGATGGTGTCGGTGACGGTCAGCCCGTCATTGACGCCGATGGTGTCGGAAACGCCGATGGTGTCGGAAACGCCGATGGTGTCGGAAACGCCGATGGTATCGGAGACATCGATGGTATCGGAGACATCGATGGTATCGGCAACCACAATGGTATCGGAGATGGTGATGCCGTCAGCGACCCCGATGCCGTCGACAATGGTAATGGCGTCTTCGATTGTCAGGCTATCATCGAGCAGCAGATCCAGGGTCTGTGACCTGGTGAGCCTGGACGGCACCGTCAGTACGGCCGTGCCCTCGTAGCCGGACAGTTCGTCGCCGGACTGCCCGGTATATTTTGTGGCCACGGCGGTCACCCGGCGGCCGTCCACAAAAACATCGCCGATGGATTGCACCGGATGACCCGCTACCTGATAGACATACCTGGCGGCCATTTCCCAGCAGTTGGCGCCGGCCTGATGAGCGGCGGCCGTGGTGCTCGACGCGCCGCGCGTGCAGCCGGTCAGGGTGTCGCCGGATTTGCCGGTGTAGGTGATCTGCTCGTCGTCCACTCCGATCTCCCCCGAGGATGGGAATTCGGAAGCGGCCGACAGTTCGATCGATGTTTGACTGGCGTCGATATCGTCCAGCAGAGTATCCACGGCGCCGGACTCCACGGCGCGGCACGGCACATGCGCCAGCGGGCCGTAGCAGATATTAGCCATTTTGCCTACATCGTCAGGATCGGCGGCCGGATAGTCGGCCGTGGTGATGAGCTGATCGCTGCCGATCACCCGGTTGTATGCATGCCAGATGCCACGCACGGTCAACGTGCAGCGCCGGGGGTCATATTTCGGCCGGCCGGCGACGCGGCCCTTGAAAATCAACTCCTTGTCGGCATCGTCCAGGCCCTCGAACCACTGATACAACTCGACGTCCGCCCCTTCCAGGGGATCGGCATCGGTAAAATTGTCCGAAAAGCCGGTGGAGTTGATGATCTCCAGGGCCAGGTCCGGCACGTCGATGGCGCCGAGGATAGAGCGCCCCGGCGTCTGGGACGCCGAGGAATCGATAAAACCCCAACTGCTGACCAGCCCGGCATGAGCCGAGCCGCCGGACGGCGTCACGTCCCGGTCGGAGAGATAGACCGGCGCGGCAAAGCCGAACTTCAGCAGATTGACCGGCGCCGGACCGTCCGGGGTGCGCTTGTTTTTTTCGCCCGTAAAAGCCGCGTTAAACGAGTGCATCAGCCGGCTGCCAGGACCTCGGTGGTTGCAGCCAGCAGCTCGGCGGCCTGGGTCAGCGCCTCTTCCTTGGTCAGCTGCTCGTTAGTCAGTTTGACCACGATGCTGTTCATTTTGCCGGTATGGTCCTGCAGCAGTTTGTAGAGTTTCAGCGATGTCATTTTATCCTCCTGACGCCCATGGATGGGCTAATACCGCGAGCCCAGGGATGGGCAGGAGCGGTGTGACGTTTTAGGTTTTGCCGCGTGCCCAGGGACGCCCCGAAGGAAGTACCCTTGGGGTGTGGGCGGGAGCGGCGCTAAATTTCCTTGCGCAAAGCCACGGTGCCGGCAAAACAGCCCTGTCTGACCTTGCGCAGCGGGTTCCTGGTGTCCAGCAGCCGCACGGTGTGCCCCGTGCCGGCGCGGTCGGTATACGTAAACGTATTTTTAGGGCCCACAACTACATTAAGCAGCCAGTTTTTAAACGCGGTGTAATCCGTCTGTGATGCGTTGTTAAAAAACAGGTAAAAAAACTGTTCGGCAATGCCCTTGTCATACGCATAGAGCTGGCCGCCCTCGGAATAATCGACCACCACATTGACCTGATCCGGGTTGTCCTCCGGATAGAGCGGATAGACCGACCAGGTGAAGGTGCTGGCGTCTTTGGTGAAAACAGGTTTAGGCACCGGCGGCCTCCAACTCTGGGATGATGATGCTGCGCACTATATAGCGCCAGTCCTCGGGCTGCCTCGGCGCGGCGTTGGCCGGCACCATGATGTTGATATCGCCCTGGATGGTAACGCCTCTCCCTCCCGGCTGAGGCCGGTTCTCAACGGCCGGGATTACCGCCTCACCCTGGTGCAACTGATACAGCCCTGTTTTGGGCACATAGTCGGTGCCCTTGGCATAGGCGCCCTGCACGGCGCCCCAGCCGAACTGGTCCCACGCGATATCGACGGCGGTGCCCATCACACTGCCGAGCCCCGGAATTGAGTTCAGTTTGCTGATTAAATTATCGATGCGGCCGACAGTATTGCCGATCGCCGTGCCGATGGAATTAATGCCGCTGGCTACACCTTTAGTGACCGTCCACAGGCCGCTCATAAACGGCAGCAGGTTTTGGACATTTGCGCTAATCGCCTTGATACCCCCGGCCAATTCCTTGGCAAAGTCGACAATTTCGCTTTGGACCAGCTCCTGGTTTTTCTCCAGCCAGGCGCCGGCATCCTTGATGGTCTCCTTGACGACCGGCGCCAGTTGTTCGCCGAGGAAAATAGCCTGTTTGCCGATGGTATTCTTGAACGTCTCCCACAGCGAGTCCAGCGTGTTTTTCTGCTTGTCGAAAGCGGTGTCCACGCTGCCGGCCGAATTTTCAATTTCGCCGAGGATCTTGACGAATTCGCCGGACTGCTCGCCGGTCAAGGCCAGCATGACCGAGAGCGACTCCATGCCGCCGAACAGCTGGCCCATGGCCTCGACATCGCCGTTGGTCGCGGTTTTTATGGAATCCAGGAAGCCGGCCAGGCCCTGGGACTTGAGCGCGGCGGCATCGAACTGCAGCCCCAGTTCCCCGGCCAGTTTGGAGGCCTCGGCGCTGGGTTTGATGACGGCGCCAAGGGCGGTGGCCATTCGGGAGACCGCCTCCGTGGTGGCAAAGCCGCCCTTGGTCAGGGTGGCGATGGCGGCGAACATCTCACCGGTGGAGACGCTGGCCGCCGCCGCGATGGGGGATAATTTGCCGATAGAGCCGGCCAGTTCAGTGAATGTAGTTTTGCCCTGTTCAACCGTCTTGAACATCTGGTCAAAAATAGCCCCGGCCTCTTCACCCTCCAGGCCGAAGGCGTTCAGTACCGTGGTGCCGGCATCGACGGCGGTGAACGTATCGGAGAGACCGGCCTTGGCCGCCTTGGCCGCCTGCGCTACGAAGGCAACGGATTTGGCGGGGTCCATGCCGGCTGACAGAGCCTGGTATAGTGCCTCGGCGTTCGCTGTCGCGCTGCCCAGTTCGGGCGGCAGGGCCATTATTCCTTTTTTCAGGGCCGCCATATCCACCGTGGCGGTATCGACCAGGGTGGAGACATTGGCCATGGCCGATTCAAAGCCGGAGAACTTGCCGATCGAGAGCTGGCCGATTTTGGCGGCCGCCGCGCCGAGGGCCAGGCTGGCGCCCGCCGCCAGCTTAGCGATTTTGAGGCCGAGCTGGGGCAGGTAGGCGCCGAACTTCTCGGCGCCGCCCAGCATCTTGTCGAAAGAGCGGCTCATAATGCCGCCCGCCTTCTGCGAAGAGGCGCCGGTTTTGTCGAAGGCCTTGTCCGCTTCGTCGCCGAGCTGACGGAACCCCTTGACTGCCTTGTCTTTCTCCAATTCAACTGCGATGTCCATTGTTGCGCTGTTCATTAATCGCCGCCTCCAGTTCTATGAGGTCGTACCACTCTTCCATTTCCAGGTCATTGGGGCGCAGCGGATAGCCCACCTGGCGCAGCCCCCGCACCCGCAGCAGCTTTTTGGTGTACTGGTGCAGATCCTCGGCCCGCCTGGTTGTGCAGTGGTTGCAGGTCCATTCCAGGTTGTCTCCATAGAGATACGCGCATGTTTCGCTCTTCTTGTCGGTGCAGAGACCCCGCGCTATGGCGTCGAGGTCTCCGGCAAGTTTCCCGAGGCGTCCTCACCCGGATCCTCGAGCAGGGGATCATCCCCGGTCTGAGTCTCCTCCGCCGGCGCCATGGACAGCGGCGACTCAAAAACGCGCATAGCCAGGCTTTCCAGCACGTCCGGCGCCTGGGTCTGCAGTTCCTCCAGCCAGGTCGGCAGATAGTGCGGCGACCGAGGATCGCTGTCGAACGGCGTCCAGCCGCCCTTGTTGTTCGGCCGCTCGAAGTTGCCATTGGCGTACCCGGTGATCAGCCGCGCCCCGGCTTGCTGGCGCAGCTCACCCAGGTTGTTGATCACCCGGTTGCCCTTGCGCTTGGTCATATTATTGGTGTACCAGATATGCTCCTTGGGCGTCGGCATCCGGTAGTAAATCGTTAAAATGCTGTCGGATAGATTGTCGTTCATCCTCAGCTCGTTGTGCTCGCAGCCCACCCTTCGTGCCATTTTTTCTCCTGACGTTCAGGATGAACTAACATCGCGGGAGCAGGGATGCTCAGGAGCGATGCGACATCCATGGTTTAAGGTTTTACTTCAAATTTCAGCCTTCAACCTTCAGCCTTCTCTTACGCCGCATACGCCGACTGCAGATTTTTAACCCTGATGATTACCGAGCCGTAGGTGGCGTTGTCCAGCACTTTGAGATCCCCGGCCTCGGCCATCCTCTTGTCCTTGACCGTAATCGGCGCATCCAAAACCTTGCACTGCGGGTAGATCATCTCCACCTGGTAGGCGTGCGGATCGTCAAATACCGCGCCCTGGAGGAGGATATGCAGGCCGAAGGTCTCGTTGGCCAGCACGTAGTGCTGCAGCATGAACTGCCGCATCTCCTGCTCTAATTTTATGGTCTGCACCCTGCCGCCCCGGATAATCGCGCCGCCGTACTGGTCGCTGATGCCGGGCACAAACTCGACCCGCAAATTGTTGTTGAGCACTGTCTCGATGGACTGCAGTTCGACGTTGACCGGGCGGCCGCCGCTAAAATCGGAGCCGTCCCAGGCCCCGCCCACGGTCAGGGTCAAGCCGGCCACCTTGAGCGGCGTTTCCGTCACCCGAGCCGGCAGCGACATCCAGGCCGATTCGGTCGGCACATAGAGAATTTTATAGTTTACCAACCCGGCGCCGCCGCCCGCCGAGGCGATGGTGATCACCGCCGGTGTGGCCGCCGACACCGCCGAATAAACCACCTCGGTCCAGATTCCGGACGTCAGTTCCACCCGGATGCGATGCACGGCATCCAGCCTGGCGCCCGCCGTAGAGCCCTGCACCGCGTTGGCGGCCAGAGCGAGGGACACCGCATTGCCCGCCGCCGACACCGTCTCTTCGGTTATATTGTCGGTGTATTTGCCGGTGCCGACCAGGCCGACGCCCAGTTTAGCCCATGCGCCCCGCGCAAAAGTTGCGGTGGCCGTATCCACGGCCAGGGAGGCGAAGCGGCGCTTGAAAATCGTCTTGCCCAGGGCCTGGCCGGCGGTAAATGTAGGGTTGCTGCGACTGCCGTCCAGATCCCCGGCAATGGGGGTGATGGTATGCTCATACCCGTCGCCGGCCGCCGCGCTGCTGACCACGCCCAGGCCGTAGCCGTAAAAAAAAGCGAAATGCTGCGGCTGGGCCATCTCATAAGACAGATCCGCCTTGGCGACATTGCCGCGCTCATAGATAACATCGACCTCTTCCAGGCCGGTGGCCTCGGCGGCGTTGTCGTCACGCTGCGGCACCAGTTGGATAATCGCCTCCTGGGGCGACGGCAGGGTGACGTCCAGGGTCTGCTCGGTATTGATCGCCGTCTCCATGGCGCCGGCTGAAAACGCCAGCATATTGTGTGTAGCCAGTACGTCTCGCATGGTTATTTCCCTCGCTTTTGAGTGTCGGCCGGTTTTTCCGTCTCCACGCAGGCCGCTTTTTGCGGTGCGGCGACGGCCTCGGTACCCGGAATAATTTCGAATTTGCCCCGCATGCCCGCCGGGATCTCCGCCTCCGTGTAGGCCCATTCCCTGGTAAATCTGATCCCGGCCAGCTGGCCGTCAACGAGCTGAAAGGCCTCCTGCCCGGCTTTGAGTCTGTACATGGGTGCCATCGGTACTCTCCTTAGGGCCGCAAGGCCTCTTTGATATATTCCATGGTGATGATCTTGCGCAGGTAAACCGAGCCGGTGCTGGTGGCAAACGACTGCGCCTCGGTTTCCGACGGCGACCAGGCCGAGATCATGCCGTCGATATCGAGCAGGTTTTCGTCCAGGATCTCAACCGCCCGCCGCGCCAGGGTGATGATGGACGGGTTGGTGGAGGTGCCCAGGGCGATGCCCTTGCCGTCCTGCAGCACCTGGGACCAGACGATGACCTTGGTGGTCAGGGAATACCGCATCCAGCCGCCGGCCAGTTCCTCTCGCCGGATCGGCCCGTCTTTGATGCCGATGGCCGGCATCCGCACGGCGGCCGGGACTATGTTGTCCGCCTCGGCGATAAAGACATCGGCCGAGCGGACGCCGTCCACGTCATCGGCCAGGGCCGCTTGCAGCGCCAGCAATAGGGCGTCCACTTAAAAGCCCTCCAGGGTATCGCGGGTAAAGATGCGGTCGCTGCTGCTGACCTGCACCTCGTTGCCGCTGGTCTGCGGCGTCGGAGTGGATGCGCCCAGGGAGATCTCGCCCTTCCGCACCAGCTCCAGATAGCGCATGGCGTCGGCCTTGCGGTCCTTGCGGATCTCGGGCGGGTCCTGCTCGGTCCTTGAGTATAGGTTGTATATGGCCAGATCGACGGCAATCTCCAGGATGCGGGCCGGGACCGGCGACAGCGGCAGGTCATAGCGGCCCTGGCAGTAGGAGTCGATCATGGCGTCGGCCGAGGCGATGGCGCGGTCGACCTTGCCGTCGTCAACCACGCCGATATCGTCGTCATCGGTCAGGCCGATCAGCACCCGCTCCGCGATCAGCTCCAGGATATCGCTCTGCGTGCAGTAGGACATTTATGCAGCTCCTGCGCGTCCTGCGCCCGCTGCATTAGTCCGTCCCTGGACGTTATCAGCTGCCTCCAGCGCGGCGATCCTGGCATGTGCCGCCTCAATTACGCTTTTTCGTTCCTCGGTCTCGGGGCATAATGCCCGCACAGCCTCCACGGTCCCGGCCGCCGCGATCGCCGCGATCGCATCCTTGGCGGTCATGGCTTTGGCTGCGCCGGCAACCTGCTCAAACTTTTGTTTGACGCCGGTTGCCAGCAGCTCGGCCGCCACATGGTCAGGATACTCCTTTATTTCGTCCCTCCGGTGCGGGCCGAACAGCCCGACATTGACCTCGGGGCTCGGTCCTCTATAGATGATTTTTGCCATCGTTTTTTCCTCCCGGCGGGGCCTCATGGCCCCGCCCTTGTTTGTTTTTTTATGCAGCCTTCAGCCTTCAACCTTCAGCCTTATTATGTGGCGTAGGTATCCTTCCACAAGTACCCGGCATAGGCGGAAACCACGGTGATGTCGGTTTCCTCGGCCACCTCGAACATATCCTGGTGCTCGGCGGGCTCCCTCCATGTGGAGATGCGGCGCGGCCCGCCGTTTTCGTAGGCGATGCGCACCTGCATGCCGGCGGCCACGGTCTTCAGCCCCACCCTTGGCGGGCTGAAATATAAAAATCCCATGCCTTTGCCGGCAGTCACCGTCCAGATGTCCACGGCGTTGAAATCGTCGCCCGCCGCTGTTTCCTCGGCGTCGGAATAGATGGCCTTGCCGACCAGGATCTGATCGAGATCGAGGATGGCGGCCAGCAGATCCAGGGTGAGGACGCCGCGCTGGGTGTATTTGATCTTATCCAGGATGGCCTCGCACTCTTTCAATGCCAAATAGGTGGCATTGTCGATCACCAGCTTGTTGGGCTCCCGGCCGCAGGCGGCGCGGACGGCCTTGCGGCCGGTGACCATGTCAGTCAGAAAGGTGTTGGTGGCCCCGGCCGGCGACCACAGGCCTTCGGCATCCTCTCCGCCGGCGCCGTTGCCGTCCACCCACGAGCCGCCGGTGATGGCGGCGGCGATGCGCCTCTCTTTTTTCAGGTCCACCTTGTCGGTGGCCAGCTCGATAGCATCCTGTTCCGGCTGCAAGACCAGGGCGCCCTGGCTTTTGGAAAAACGCCGGTCCTCATCGGTCACCGGACTGCCAAACGCATACTCCTTGGTAGCGATGGAGTCGGCGCTGGCCGGATAGCTGCCCCGAGGCGCCCTGGTGCCGGGGGCGCGGATACCCGCTTCGTCGCGAAACCAGGCGCCCCGTTTGTATTTGGTAATTTTCGCCTTGGGGTCGGCCCCGTCGACAAGGGGGAAGACCTTGTCGCCGATGTACTCGGCGTTGCGGTAGGCGATGGACACGCCGGGCAACGGCCCGGCCACGATGGTTTCTTTTACTGCCTGCTCAGGCATAGTACGTCCTCCGTTAAATTAAATGAGAGTTGAATAGATTTTTTTATTTTATATCGTTACGCCGTTCGTTATACCGTCGACAAGGCCACGCC